TTTAGTCGATTCAATAATTTCAAACAGATGGTCAAATGGAAAAAAGAAAAGAGAATCTGATTATCCAATGGCAGTAGGTATTTGGGCAAATAAATATGATATTTGGGGTAAAAAATATCCATTAGAAGAAGGTCAAGAAATAGATAAACATGAAATTTTTGAGCCATTCAAATACGGTATGAGAAAGTTAAATGATAAAGGAATACCATGTTTCAAGTATATTGTATCTGCAAAGTCTGACCCCGAAATGGTTTATAGAGGAATTACTACAATGATAAAGGACTACTGATTATTATGTATCAAAACAATATTATAGGACAAACTGCACCACAACAATTTAATCCTTCTCTTTCGCCACTTCAACAGGCAAGGGCAAGCGGTGTTGTGCAAGAATATAAGTTTATTTCATACAAACCTAAGACTCAATTAAAAGAACTTAAATTGGTTTTGAAAGCAGAACCAAAGAAGTTTTTGGGTATTAAGTATGGAAAAAAGTTTAATCTTAAAGATAGATGTGTTGTCTGTGGTTTTCATCATGTCTGGGAACAAGGAGATTATATGCGCCCACCAATGCCTTTAGATGGGGTAACAAAAGGAAGACCATTAATGGGAACTTATTGTCCTAAACATGCTTCTATTTATGTTCAATTAGAAATGCTACAACAACAGATACTTGCAGATAAGCATGGTTTGGAATTTAGTTCTTTTAAACCACGAATGCCTAAAATGCTTAAAGGTGGGCCAATTAAAACTTTAAGCAAAGAAGATGTTATGAGCCTTACATCGGCAGGATGGTTTATAACCCCACCCGCATTAGGAGATTCAAAGACGGCAACGGATGAAGTCATTCGTTTGATTACAGAAATAAATATTATGACAGAAAGACTCAATCATTTAATGCTTAAGCACAATGTTAAAGCACAAAATGAATTACCGCAAGAAGAAGCAAAAGAAGAATTAATTAAGGAGGCATAAACATGGGAATTTTAGGAACAAGCAACGGAACTGTTTTAGGAGCAGTTCAGGCACAAGGAGATGCAAATTTTAAAACAGTCAATAACTTATTATCATTACAAGAAAATCATGTCGAAGAATTCTTTCAATATCATGGAGAACAATTTTTAGTTGCTCTTGAAAAGTTAATGGAAGATGTTGTTGAAAGAGTGGTTTCTCAAATGCTGGCTAAATTAGCATTTAGTCAAAACGGAAACATTATTTCTGTAAATCCTGATGCTATGAGAGAATATGAAAGAATTACTCAAGAAAATATTGATTTAGATATTCAAAAGTTATTGCAATCGGCTATCAATACTGAAGTAATTATGCAAAGAAAGATGGCAAAACAACAATATCTTGAATCTCAAGGTTTTGGTGGTGGCGGAATACAACAAATAACCCAACCTACTGCCGCAGGAGCAATTGCAGGATTAACTGGTAATCAACAGCAATACAATCAAATGCAAGGTGCTATGAATAATGGTTCAGGTTATCCTGTTCCTCCAAATGGAACAGATGGATATGGTCGTCCTTATTGGATTGATGCTCAAGGACAAATGAGTTATGAACCACCGCAAAGCGGATTAGGATTAGGTTCAGCAATTCAAAAAGGTGCTGCTTGGGCAAAATGGCTAATGTGAGGTGAAATATATGGTTAATTTCAATTGGGGTAAGCAAACACTTAGTTTGCCTCGTTCAGCATCTTTTATTGAAACCCAAATGAAAGATTATATTCTTAATGGCGATAAAGAATTTCGTCGTAAAATGAGAAAGGCTATTGAAAGCGTAGAAGAAAGCGAGCCAAATAGTGCTGCATTAAACAGCGAATTAACTAAAATTTTAGAAAAAGTTCTTAATGAACCGTTAAAGCCTATCTTAGAAAGAGATACTGATTCATGGAAAATATTTTCTCGTAAGAGAGATAAAAGTCCTAATGAAGCAAATCTTTCTTTTATTGAAGATAAAAAAGTTGGAGATATTACTAGTGGAAAAGTTATTGGCAGATTAAGAGGAACGGATGTTTCTTTTATTCGTGGTGGTAAAACCAAACTACCTGACTTTGATTTTGATGATTTCTTTTCAGCATATGGAAAAGAAGCCCAAGTTGACTTTGAACTTCTTTTTAGAGAACACGCAAGATATAATGATAGATTTAATTATTCTCACCAACCTGCCCGAAGTGGCCTTAAAGGACACATTGAGGCTAAGTTTCCTGCATTTGATTACGGTGATTTAGAAAAAGTAAAGGCTGATTTTATCTTAGAAACAACAGGTCAAGAAGCAGGGTATCGGCCAAGTAATACAAAAATAAATATTGCAAAGGAAGTAATTGATTACTCTTTTAATATCCCTAAATCGGTTTTAGAACAATTAGGAATAGAATCTGCACAAGATAACTATGTTACTGAAGCCATAATAAATGAAGATGGTGAATATGAATCCGTTGGTGAAAAGATTCCGATTTCATCTGATGCTAAAGATGAAATAAACAACTATGTTGTTCAAGCCGCAACAGACAGTTTAGACAGAACTGATGAAATGAGAGATGAAGATATTATTCAAATCGGAGATAAATATTATACATATCAATTTACTCCTCAAGGAGAGGCAGATAAACGAGCATATCTTGAATTTGAAGGAGATGGAGCAGGAACGATTGAAGGCTTCTTTAAAGATGAAGCAGTTAAAAATATCATTATGAGGATACTTAAACCATTTTTAGTTGTTCCTGATGAAGTTTATTCTTTTAAGGTCATTGGAAATATTAGAACCAAAAAGAAAACTGCGCCAACATATAGAGAATTTGCTACCGAATCGGCAGAAGATTTACGAGTAATGGATGTGGAAACAGGAAAAGAAGGAAAGCCATTAACTCAATCTATGATTGATGAGCAATCTAAAAGGGCATTTAGTCATAAGACAGAAAAAGATGAGGATGGAAACCCAGTTTTTATTTCTGAAGAAGAATATGCTAAATTACCAAAAGAAGAAAAAGAAAACTATAAGTCTGAAATTAGATTTTATGAAGTTGGTGAAGGTGGAGTTAAAAGAACAAAAGATTCTGCTGAATTTGGTGAAGAAGCGGTAAAGGCCGAAACTGTTCGTGCAGCAGACCTTGAAGATGCTTTTAAACAAGCCTATGTTGAATTAACATTTGAAGCAACAAAGCATGGTGAATACAACCTAAGCGGTTCTCGCTCAAGGCAAAACAGAAGTATGGTTACTTACACAAATAAACTCAAAAAGAATGTAAGAAAATTAAAGAGAATGATTGGTGTCTAAAATGGGTCAAACAATCTCGCCAAGCGATTTTACAGAAATTAATCCCGATTATTCTCAAGGTCGGGGCTTCTATACAAATGCTACTGAGGTTGCTAATTTACTCCAAGTTCCTGCTTTTTCAGCATCAACATACCCTACATTGGCTCAAATAGGGTCAATCATTAAAAGGGTTGAAGGAATCGTTGATGACAAGGTAAAGCGTTCATACCGTCCAATTATCACAAAGGACGAGTATCATAACTTTGAATTTTCTCACCTGCCACACAAGGCATATTATGGCGGTCATGTTGGTTTTGTGCAATTAACCAAAATGAAAGTAAGAAAGATTGTTTCTCTACTTTTATGGCAAGGAAGCCAGTATATTGAAATTGCATCGGCTCAAGCAAAAATAACCTTGCTTGATAATTTTAGAGATTTAAATTCTATTATTTTACAATTACCAAATAGCGGAGTTTCTTTTGAAATGTTGGCTGAAAATGATTTGACTGATTTAGCAAACGATGAGTTCAATAATACCTTTGGTATTAAAACAACCAATGAAGAAATCATCTCTTTAGTAAATGAATCATTTCCTTCAATGTCTCAATTTACTGGTGCAACTGCTCCAAAAAGCCTCACTTCTACTAATTTATCCATTTCAGACTTTTTCTATGCAGCAAAGGCTAAGTCAAATGGCAAGCAAATCCTCTTCTCATCCCTACTTTCGGGTGATGATGGGGCTGATTGTGTCATCAAGGCGACCATAAAACAGTCATGCACGACTACTAATACATCAACGGCTCTTACTGTTGCTGATTCGTCTAAATTAGCCGTAGGTATGATTGTTAGTGGAACAGGTATTACAGGAACAATTACTATCTCTTCAATTACTGATGCGACAAATGTTGTGTTAAGTGGAGCAGCGTCGGGAAGCGGAACAAATACTTTAACATTTACTACTACTAGTGAAATTCCAACTGTTTGCACATTAGAACCATTTACAGATAAAGAAGATTTAAGAAGGCTTGGCGACTACTGGACAATCAATGAAGAAGGCCGTATTTTCTTTTTGAAAGATTATCCTTATCATAGAAATAATTCAGTAATTGTTTCATATATTGCTGGTGATAATAGAGTTCCTTCTGCTATTCATGAAGCAACAACAAAATTAGCAGCATCTGAAATTATACGACATGATGACCAAAGTATTCTAATTACAGAATCGGGTGGTAATATTTCTACTAAAGAAAAATATGATATACTTCGTAAAGAAGCAATGGATATTTTGAAAAGTAAAGGCGATTTAGTTTATTTCTTAGATTAATATGAAATTTGATATTGATACACGCAAATTTGAGGAACTGCTTCAAATTCAAATAGAAAGACAGAAGGCAATGAAAGAACTCTCAGAAGTTTTAGGTTATGACATTTCTTTTAGTGATGAAGAAGTTAAAAAATTTGCTGTCGAAGAATTTAAAAAATACGTTGAAGGGGGGATTAGTGAATGGATGAAGTCTCTCTTCTCTTAGATTTATTATCAAACAATTGGTCATCTAATGCTACTGCTCTTGTTAGTGCAGGAGAAATTGATGCTTCTCATGCCGTTACTCCTGATTTTATTGACATTAGAACATTGTCTGCAAATAAGGGTGTCCGTGTGGATTTGAGCAGAACACCTGCAACAATCGTTGTGTTTGAAGATTCACAAAACATAGAATACCCAACAATTCACTATGATATAAGAAATGAAACGTATTCATTTACTTTGCACATAAGAGTATTACACGATGAGCGAGGCGGGGCAGATGCCTCACACGGAAAGGATAGGCTAAGGGCTATATACTTGATACTCCGTAGGACGCTTGAGAGCAAACGCAAAGGTTATACTGCAAGTAGCGGAGAAAAATTCAATCAGTTATTTGTTGGTTCAAGAAGCGAATCAAATGATAGAGCCAAGCGTTTATTCGGATATAAAGTGTCATTAGAAGCAAAAAGATTCGCAATTTCAATTCCCTAACGTAAGTAAGTAAGGAAAAGGGGGAGATAGCATGGTATTAAACAAAGATATATTTTTAGGAGCAGGAACTACATTAGCATTTATTCCCGAATGCGATTTGTATTTAGGTGTTGGGCGACAAAGCGATGATTCGGCATTTCCCACAAATGGTTCATTAACAACGGGTGAAGTTAAAGCATCTGCTGGATTTTTAGCAAATTTTTCTTTGGTTGAAAATTTGTATATTGGTTGTTTAGTAGAAAGATATTCAGGAGCAGACGATACTTTGATTTCTACTCATAGAATCAAATCAAATACTTCTACTACCATTACTACTACCCATTCCTTTAAGCCGCATCAGGATGATTACTTTGTTATTAAAGCATATGGCGCACCAACACCTGCTACGACCTCAACCGCCAAAAGACTTCTTTCTGACCAATGGTTAGGTATTCTCGAAAGTGCTACTTTCCCAACTGTTGAACCTGACTTTAAACAACTTAACTTAAGTCTTGGTGGTTCAAGAAACTTTACTTATCAGTATAAAGGAATTACAAACTTTGGAACTGCTGATTTAGGATTGGTCGCTAATCACGGTGCTTGGTTGTATTATTTCTTAGGAAGATGCACTAACATTAATTGTTCTACTGCTGAATTAGCCGCATCAGATAATTCACCAGATGATAGATTTACAGCAGATTCAAACGATGCAAATGCTATTATGATTGAAGGATTAGATTCAGCAGGTGCTAATGTTCCTGTTGGAGCAGGTAAAGATATTGGTGGATTTGCTGATACTGGGCCATTCTTTTATAGAACGATAGGTCAAGACATTTGCCCACCTTTAGCAGATAACGCAATTGCTGTTATTTCTAATATGGATGCTTTAACAAGACCAACAATTGATACAAGTGGACAAATAACAAACGCAATCACTTATACATTTGAAGAATCTAATACAGATACATTGCCTTCATTTGCTATTGAAAGAAGTGATAGTAAATTAGCGGCTACTACTCCGTTTAGAACAGATACAACTTCTATTTCAATTACAGGTGGCTCTACTACTGTTAATAGCACTACAATTACATTTACTGATAACGCTAATTCTGCTTTAATGCAAGTCGGTATGTTAATTAGTGGAACTGGTATTCCTGCACATACTCGTATTGCACAGATTGTTAGTGGTGTAAAAGCAGAATTAACCAATGCTGCATCTGCGACAGGTTCTTCTCTTACCTTTACTTTAACAGAAGATGAGGATAATTCCTTTGTTCAAATTGCAAGAGGTTGTAGAGTCAATACTTTAACAATGACAGCAAATGAAAATGAAGAAGTCAAGATGACTCTTAGCCTAAATACTCGAAATGTTCACCTTCCAAGTGAAACAGAACAATATGATGCAAGAAGGGCAGTAAGCGAGGAAAGAAGTTTCTTTAATTTTGAAGCCTCTACTACTGGTGCTAATTCGGCTCAAGAGTTTAGAGAACCATTTTTCTTTTCAGATGGAACTTTTAAGGTATTAGGTCAAGAGTTTTTGAAAATCAATACTTTAACATTGACTATGAACAATAATCTACAAGACCGAAGATTCTTAGGTGTTGGCAGTAAGGAAGTTCAAGAAGCAATTCCTGCTCAAAGAAATTATGAAATTCAATTTACTGGACACGTTACAGATAATGCTTTATACAAAGCACTTAGAGATGATTCTGAAAATATTACTCAAACGATTGAATTGGTGTTTAATAAGCCAAATGGAGAGGCAATTACTTTAAACTTTACTGATTATTTCGTTAGTGCAAATAATTTCCCGATTGTTGATGATAACTCACCTCTTGCAGTTGAAGCAACAGTTATGCCAAGAAATCTAAGTCTTTGCACAGTAAAGACTCATTGGGTTTTGCAGGGGTGATTACATGGTTTCAAGAATAGAAAAATTAGCAATGGTTAAAAGGCTAAAGGCTGAGGCTAAAAAGCCAAAGAAAGAAAAGAAAATAGAAGAACCTAAAAAGTCTAAATTAGCAGAATAATATTCCACCAACACCGTTTGTTTGTTTGTTGGTATAGAAGGTGGATAAAATGTTAAATAAGAAAATTATAACAGATAAGAGTGTGCTTTTTGCACTAAGCGAGCCTACGCTACATTATATTAAAGTAGCACCCGAAAGCGATGAATACTTCAAGGTGTGGGTTAAAGAACCCACATGGCTTGAAGTAGATAAAGCCATTAATAGCGTTATGAATATTAACACAAGAACGCAACAAATGGACTTAGACTTGAATGCTATGTTTAAATACATGGTTGAAAATTTCATTACAAAGACCGAACCAAGTCTTTCGGCAATTGATATTCTCAGGTTAAATACTTACGTTGGAAATCAACTCAAAGATATTTTACCAAACCCATTTGAATCTTTATCAGGAGATGAAGAAAAAAACGAAGATTGAGAGGAGCGATGAAAAGTGGTAAAATACAACCACAGGACGTTTCTCTCGTTGTCGTTTATACGATTTCTAAGGCTTTGGCGATTAGCCCCTTAGAAGTATATAAAATGCCAAACAGTTTAGTTAATGATTTGTTAATGATGATAAATATACAAAATGAACTTGAAGCCGAAGAGATGGAGAAAGCAAGAAAAGGAAAGTGATTACTTTGGCTGATGAATCTCTTCGAGGACTTGCCGAACAAGTTCAAAAAATGAATAAACATTTAGAAGAGCAATCTGAAAAATTTGCAACACTTAATGCTCATATAGAACAGCAATCTAACAAATTCAGAACACTTAAAAATAGGGTGGCTCTATACAAGACTGAAATTGAAACTTTACATGAAAATTATGACGCTGCTCAAAATGCAGTATTAAATTTAAATCGAACTAATACTGATTTATTAGTAAGTTTTACAAATAGTGCCGATAAAACGGCAGAAATTTTAGAAAAGATAAATGATAGAAGCATTAAAGAAGTGAAGGCAAGAAAAAAATTAGAGAAAAAATTTGCCAAAGAACAAATAGAAATACAACAAAAGTTGCAGGTTTCTATTGAAGCAGTAACAACTGCTATGCAAAATCAAGCACAGGCCCAAAATCCTCAAGATGCTGAGGAAATGATTAGGAAGGAAAAGGAACGTGTTGAAGCATTTAAACAACTTCAAGAAGAATATGGTAAGTTTGTTAAAAAGGAAATTCAAGCAAATGAAAACTTAGATACTCGGAGTAGAATACTTGGAGTTGCAATTGCTAAATATAAAAAAGAAACAGGCGACAGAAAGTTGCCTTTCTTTGAAGGAATGTCATTGTATTTAGAAGAAGGCGGGACAAAGGCTGAATATCTCGCTCAGTTTTTAACTTCAACAAGAGAAGAATTAAAAGTATTTGGTGTTGAAGTCGCTTCTGTTAGAAAATTCATGTATGGATTTTTACCACCTGGAACTTTTAGATTAGTAAATAAATTTGCTTCTACTTTAAATTTCATTGGCGGAACAATGAGGACTCTTAAGGCTGATGCCGAAGGAACGGGTAATATTTTAACTACTACGTTATTTTCAGGAACAATAGATAAAAAAGGTCTTCGTAGATTATCGGCAAGAAGGGATGAATTAACTGGACAAATAGGGGAAACTAAAACAAAGTTCCAAGAACAGTTGAATCTTTCTACTGATGCAAGTATAAGTCAATTAGATAGAGATGCCGCAAAGCAGCAAGCAGAATACCTTGAAGGAATACTTAATGAACTTAAAGAAGAAAAGAAAGGAGTTAAGCAAAAATTAAAAAAGCGAGGTAATATTCTTGCTAAAATATTAGAAAATGGCTTTGGTCTTCAAACATTTAGAAAGTATAGTGAAAAGGGATTAGAATACAATGAAAGAATAACTCAAGGATATGAAAAATTCATTGAAAAACAAGATGAAATAATAAAAAATGCTAATAATGCATATACAAAGGGACAACAATTCCGTGCTAGAATTAAAAAGATTGCAGTTCAAGTAGGTAGATTTTTACTCATGGCTTCAATGTATATATTATTATTCAGTTTCTTATTCATATTTATCAAGAAATTTTTCGAAGCCAATTCCGAGAGAATAAAAAAGTTTTATGAAATTGTAAGTGGAATATTTAAATGGTTATTCGGAACAGTTGTTAGTGGTGTTATAGATACAATAAGTGGAATTAGCAAAGTTATTACAGGCTTACTTGGCGGAAAAGTTGGGAAAGTATTTGAGGGAGTAATAGAAATTGTTTGGGGCTTACTTCAAGTATTGGGTGGTTTGGCATTAACGGCTCTTGCAGGAGCATTGTCAGTAGTAGGAGCATTAGGTTATTCTCTTCTTATGCAAGGAATCGAATGGGGTATAGGTTTCTTTAAGGCAGATGCTTTCCTTAAACGAGTAGGAGATTTAGTTGCATTAGTTTTGGCTGTTAAGGCATTATTATTTATCATCAGTTTATTACCAGTTTCATTACCGTTTATTCTTGTAGCAGCATTAGGAGTTGTCATTTTCGCAGCAGTTAGAAAAATAATAAGTGTAATTCCAGGATTTGCAGAAGGTGGAGTTTCAGCAGGTGGATTAGCAGTTGTTGGAGAAAAAGGTCCAGAATTAGTTAATTTACCAAAGGGTTCAAGAGTCCATTCAAATACTGATAGCAGAAAAATGACAGGTAGCACAGTAAATAATTTCAATATAACTATCAATGCAAGAGATTCCTCTAAGGCAGAAATGAGAAGAATGGCAGATGAGATTGGAAGAATGATAAGTTCAAAAATTAATAGAAGCACATCTTCAAGCACATTAAGGTGATAATTATGACAAGCACAGTATATTTAAAAATAGCAAAACATTCAGGAAGTAGTGCTAGTATTGATACTATTCCATTAAATGTAACAAGTGTTAGTATTTCTGTTGATAAACAAATTCCTGCTTTTCCTATTCCTTTAAGTGGTTTAGCAACAGGTGAATCGCAAACAGCAGCCTTAGATTTGGGAATGTCAAGTAAAAGAATCAGTTTAAATGGTTTTATTACAGAAACAACAATAAGACGAACTCATAAAGAAACAGGCGGAATTGTTGATACTTTAACTTTTACTCCACAAGAAGTTGCTCAATTAATTGCTTCTGGAGTTGATTCTACTGGACTTGCTGAATATCAGGCTATTAATGAATTAGTTATTTTAATACCTTCTAATGTTAATGAAAACTATGTTGATAGGGGAAAAGCGGCAGACGCTTCAATAACAACTAATGGAACATTAACTGAAAATATTCCATTATCATTTAGAGCGAGAGGTGGTGCGAATGAATTAGATAATACTGGAGTAAGTAGTTCTTTGGCTTTTCCAACACCAACTTCGGGAGGGCTTAAAGGATTCATTCAACAGTTTGGTTGTGAATTAAGTGCAGAAAGTGTTGATATAAGTTTTAATTTAGAATTTGTTGTTGCTTTTATCTTACCTTGAGGTGTTATTATGTCTTATGCTATCTTTACAGGAAAACAACGCTCTCTTGTTTTTCCTGTTATGTGTAATGGTTTTTTAACGATAGATTATTCTGATAATATTTCTACTACTGATGCAAGTGCAAGTGATATTAAATATGGTCTTTGGGCATTAGATGATAATTTTACATTTGAGTGTGTTTTAACTCCTTATGATGTTAATGGTTATGGTATTCATAGAACTACGGGTGGTATTACTAAACCATCAAATATTACTACACATTTAATTAGTGGTGGATATTCATATAATACTTCTACTAAAAAAATAATGCCTGCAATTGGTCAAGATACTGTTGCATTAGGAAATAAAGATAATTACGAAAACGAAAGATACTTACCAAGAGCAAATCGCATTTCACACGAAATGCGAATATTTCACAATAGTAATTTTCAAGTAAGTTTAGTAAACGATACTTTGCACACAGAAAACAATCCAGCAAGATATAAAATTAAAGTTGGAATTAAATTAGGTTCGGCCTCTATGGAATATTTTACAAGCGATGCGGTCATCTTACCAAACTTAGGAACTCAATATGATTCCTTTGTAGCAAAGGGTTTTGAGTCTGATGGTAAAATGAAATACAAGAGCATTGGTTCTACAACAAGTGCTTTTAGCAGTAAGGCCGCTAACTTAGCAAATGCTAATCAAAAAGTATTTGATGGTAAAGAAGTTTTTATTCGAGACGGATTAACCTTTACTTCTTTTGGTATTGTTGATTCCGCTAATTCTACTAGTTTTACTTTGAAACTAGACCCTTCAGTTTCTGTTCCTTCGGGAAGTGAGATTTTTATTCATGATGATTTCTTTGAACCGAGTTATATTAACAATACTTATCACATAGCGTGTGCATGGGATAATCAAAATAAAACTATTGAAATCTTTTTTGACGGGCGTTTAGTTAAAACAGGAACTCATACACGAACAGATTCATTTACTTTAGCAGCAGAAGATTGTTATATCGGAGCGAATGGAACTGGCACAAATACTGCATTAAATACTGCTACTTCTAATAATCAATTTATGGGAGAACTACATGAACTTAGCATTATGAATATTAAAAGAACACAATTTAATGCTATTAATAATCTGATGCCTAATTATAACAATACTGTTCTTTACTTAAGATTTGAGGAGGTGGATGAATGAGTTTAACTATTCAGGGTGATGATTTTAATGCACCCACAAATCCTCAATTAACTTCTACTTCTTCTGATTTTTCAGATGGTGATAGAATATATACTGCTATTGTAAAACATGGCGGAGTTTCTGTATCTATTACTGGGTTTGGCGGAACTGTTACTGAAAATTCTAATCTTACTAATACAAAGGGTTTTAGAATAAAATGTTATGATGCTTTAACTACAACAGGTGTTAGATTTAATCCGACTGATTGGAACGCTACAACACAAAAATTTACAACAAATGATTACTTTGTTTTATTGTATTCGGATAGCCCATTTCAACACCACTTCGCTAAAATTACAGAAGTCAAAACAGAAGATTTGATAGGTGATGCTTTTGAATTTGAACCAAAATTAGGTAATGAAATACCAAAAGATACTAAATTTATTATATTCCAAGTTACACAAAACACAGATATTGTTGCTCTTTCTTTAGGTATGCTTCAAGATGATGATGCTGAAACAGAAGATGAATTGGCAAGAAGAATGTCTGTTGCTCGGCCATTATTCTATTTTTATGATGGTTTAGATAAAAAAAGAGAGTTAGACCACAATACTAAATATTATGCTATGAGAGAATGTGGAACTGCAAATACTTATACTTTAGATAATACCGACCCTTCAAGAGCATTTGTTACAGTTCAAGACTTTGGAAAAACAGTTATTGATTATAGCAAATTTACTCATAGAGTTAAATTGACTGATAAATTAAGAGATTTGGATGCGGTTGGAACGGCAACAAATGAAGGCTTAACTGGTCTTAATAGTGGCTTAACTACAGATTATAATAATTCTTATCGAAATGCAAGAAGAATAACAGATGACGAAATCAATTCGCCTACATATACTGGGCCAATTAGATATTTGCATTATGACTTTTCGCCAACAAAATCAAACGTGTTATACAACATCTATGACCATGTAAATACAGAATCTATTGACGGCAAAGGTGGATTTTCAGAAACTTCTATTATAGATAATGCTAGAATTATTCCGAAAAAGATAAAAGAATTTAGTGCGTATAGGGTGCGCCATAATATTCATCGTGGTGATTTAAATGCATTTTTTCAATTAAAGGCCACTTACGACTCATCAACATCAGCATTTGTATTTTCGTTTGAAACTGAGTATGATTTAGGAACGGTTTTAAATACAGGTGATGAGGTTAAATTAGGCGATAAAATTTTAATTGTTAATTCTTTTGGAACTCTCTCAGGAACAACGCAGACGATTACCTTTCAAAATGACACTTCAGACCCCTATGCAAGAGGCGAGGATGATGGAGTTTTTACTGCACAGGCCGTCAGCCCATCAAGCGGAGAAGTGCTTCACAGGCGAGCATATAACGCAAATGATGGCACACTTATGCTCGATACTCACTTATTAAATGGAAGGTTTAGTAAGATGTATGTCGCTTTTACTTCATTAAATCATAATGAAAGATTTGCGTCTGTTACGGCTTGCGATGCCACTAAAAATATGATTACTTTATCATTTGATGATGATTCCTATAATAGTAATCCTTTAAGTTTTACAAAAGGACAATATCAATTATTCATTGAAAGATTCAATGGAGAAATAGAAAGCATAACATCCAAAAAAGAAAGTGGACAGTCTGTTGTAGACATTAAAGGAAGAGACAAGTTTAACAAATTACTTTCGCCCGTTGTTAATCTTAATACTTTGTTTAGTGAAGATATTATTTATTCTAGCAGTAGTCCATATAATAAATTAGGTAATATTAAATCAGGAAACACTTATACTGTTGCTTTAGGTGCTACTGAAATAGATACTGGTATTGTCGCAGGTGTTTCCTTTTTTGATAATTATCCCGTTACTGGAACGAGATTATTTGGAGCAAATGGATATGTTGGGGAAGTAGTTGCATTATCTTTACATGCTTCCACAAATAGAAAATTAATTATTACACCCGCTATAACTGAACTTAATTCAGAAGCACTTTACATGGACATAGAAAAAAACTATGTGTTATCAAAATCGTTAGGTTCATCGCACTTAGCAACAAATAAGGCTACTTCATTAACAGGAGCAGCAAATAAAGGCTTAATTTTTACAGCAGGTAATGAAATTAAATCAATAACAAAAAGTGGCATTACTGCATCTTCAAGTGCTACTGTTACTGTTGCAGATACTTCTGATTTAATCGTAGGAATGGCAGTTAAAGGCCATCTTTCTATTCCAACAGGAAGCACTATTGTTTCCATTGATAGTGCTACTGAAATAACAATTAGTGCAAATGCTACTTCTGCATTTACTCAAGATATTCTCTTTTTTGGTGGAGAGGGAGATAGTTTAGTCGCTACTAGTGCTAATACAAGTGAAGGAGCAATAGGGTATGCAATTAATAGTCCTTCATCTATTTCAAATGATTTTTCTTTTCAAACTTTATTGAAAGATGAACATGGTAGTGCAGGAATATCTTCTTTTGATACAATAAATACTTTAATGGATTTTGAAGTAGTTAATATCAGCCAAAAAGAAAACACTACTGAAATAGAACTAGCACCTTATATTCCTATTACGTTAGGTAGAAAAATTAGTAAATATGGAAATGCTAATGAAAACTCAAATGCGGTTGCTGTTGCTATTACTGCATCAAGGGCGGGTCTTGATAATAATATAATTGCAACTAATTCTTCTTCAACCGCTTGGACTAACTTAGAAGTAGGAGATGCAATATATAAATTAGAGAACGGAGAATATGTATTTTTAGGAATATTTAGAGATATTATGAATGTTTCTACATATAGTAGTAAAACCGTCCGTTTACAAATGGATAGAAATGTAACATACACTAATGGAATAACTTTGTATAAAATAGACCAAAATTTGCAGGAACTAGTCTTTACAAATGGACAACATCTTTGGGGAGGAAAGGTTTTAACAATTCCACATAACGCATTAATTACGTCGGGAACAAATAAAGGAATTGTTCCATTAAACCATGAAAACCCGCATAGTTCTGGAAAAGATATTCATAGCAAATTTGGGCAGTTCTATTATAAAATGAACTCTTTAGCAATTGGTAATTTTAGTTATTTTGAGGCTTTAGCGGGCTTTTCAGTTTTTAGTAGTGATACTTTTTATAGAAATACATATGGAGACAGAAATTCTAAATTAAACTATTTTTCAGAAGTTTATCAGATAAAACCAAATATTGCTAGTTCTAACATTACAATTAGAGGAAAAACAAACACTACCGATAAACATTGGCCTTATGATGAAAGAGGCCAAGTAGATATTTTAGGCTCTGTTTTTAGAGACACTATTCTTCATAGAAATGATATTAGCACAAGAACAAGAGATGTTGGTGTAGGCGGAAGTAGTCAGAACTTAATTGCAAAGAAAAATCAAATTAAAAATTTAGATAATTCTTATCATAGGCTTTTCATGTATATTAATTCAGATGTTCTTCCATATTCTTCTTTGAGAGAAGATAGTTTATTTAATGGAAGCAAAAACATAAAAAACTATGGATTGCTGTTAATTGATAATAAAAATATAACCGACAATGCACTAAATGATACAGAATCATCTCAAGGAAATAGAAAAAAATTACAGGATATTAATTTTCAACAGGTTACAATTAACTCTTCTGATTTCTTAAACTCTAATAAAAGATTTGGAATGATGAGATTGACAGAAATGTGCTTTGATTTCTTATTTAATCCCTTTAATCCAGAAAGACCACTCCCTAAAGAAGTAGATACTCTATCAGCAGTTGCTCCCTTTGTTCATAAACTATACACTTCTTTGAATGAAACTATTGATGCTACTGCTACTACTGCTTTTCATAGTTCTGGAGATACAAATAAAGTTGTTTTTAGTGGAGCAGTTAATTTAGCAAATGGTGTGTATTTAGTAGATGAAGAAGGAAATGTTATTGGGGCTGTTGATAACCCTAGTTCCCCGACTAATTCTAATATGCACGTTCTTTCGGCAGATGTTATTTATACCAATCAAGCAACTGGCGGATTGGCAACATCAACAATATACAAAGAAGAAGATAAAGGCTTTTACAATCCCAAAACTTCCCAAAATGCAGCAAGTCTTCTGACAAGAAGGGAAAATACTTCAAAAAAACACATGGGAGCAATTATTCCCCATTATTCAAGATATGGAGAAACTCAAGGAGAAGCCTTTATTCAAAATGGCAACTCTATTGTTACGAGCATAATAGCAGATAATACGGAATTAATACTTCCATTTTCAGATGTTCTTGATTCTTCTAATCCTACCGAAACAAGCACAGCAAATACTTCTGATTGTAGAGTATTTGGTGGATTGATTGCAAATATAAGTGATAATACATATAGAGGGGGATTCGCTGTTGCTCTTGATAGATATGACATCGAGGATGGAGGAAGGTTCAAATTGGAAAAAGGAATGGTATCTGGCCTTTTAACGAATTTAGATGCAGTTATTATAGGAACAGAAGAATTTATATCCGTAGATAGTTCTTTGCATTTTAAAGATTTTGAATATGCAGGAGATTCTTCTCCTATAACTCTTGCTCATTCTGATACTATACCATTTGTAGCAGATGGAATTATGTTAGGAATGAAGTTTAGATTATGGGTAGATGATTCTGTTACTCGATTTGCCACTAATAATCAATCTTGCACAACTGCTTCTAATACTACTTTAACCGTTGCTGATTCTAGTATTTTAAAAGTAGGAATGGTTGTTTCAGGAACAGGCATTCCTACTGGAACAAAAATCTCTTCTATCACTAATAGCACTACTGTTGTTTTAGATACTGCTGCAACAGATTCCGCCACTAAGACATTAACATTTACTATACAAGATGCTACAATTCTTTCATCGAATGGTAACGTCTACAAAAATACAATGATTGTAGATGGTAAAAATGAGTTTTTAAAATATGTTGATTTAACTGGTTGCTATTTGGTAGGAGAAGGAACATCAGAAACAAGCCCTGAATATCTAAATGAAACTTTAAGAAATTTTCCAACTTATGTTATTTCTCATGAAGTAGACATTTCTAATATTAACCATCATATAATTATAACTTCCAATTCATTAACAGACGGAGTAGCATATAGGATAATGCAACCAAATGAAGTTTGTATGTATGATTTTACTCCAGAAGATATTACTTTTAACAAACTATCTAGTAAATATACTAAGGTTCACAATGAAGATAAGTGCTATGATATTAAATCAGCATATTTATATCAAGACGGCAAAAAAGAGATACAACAGGATGAAGGCTTTTTATCAATGTATGTTATGGTAGATACCGATAATCAAACGAATGATGGTAATTTAGTTGTAAGCGACTCCAATGACATTTATACTAATTTTCTTACAGAAGGAAGTTATCCTTTATTCATGAGCGATGGAGAAAATAATAAAAAAGTTGTATTAACAGTAAGAAGAACACAAAATGGAATTGAAAGTTCAATATCGGAAACATTTTTTGCTAAAGGAATTGTTTCTTTGAGTGAAACATTTACTATACAAACACAAAATGCATTGGATATTTCACCAACAAGAGCGTGTATTGGAACAACCGTTAGCGTTGGATTAGAAGGGGAAGATTTAATCAATGAACTTTTGGAAACAGAAGAAATTCAATTTCAAACAACAGGAACAGATACACCTATGTATTTAGCACCAAATTATCAAGGTGTTGATTTATACTCGGCTATTAATTACATCTTAGATAGAAAGGATATGAAGATTGTAGAAGAAAATAATGTTTTTAAGATTGCACCTGAAGATGAAAACGAATATTATACTAATATTACTATTGATGATAGTGGAGATTACCTAATATCTGAATTTGAAAAACAGACTACTTTATTTGACTTCTATAATGAAATTATTGTATATGGTTCTTCGCACAAAGCAACTCGTAAAGACTTACGTTCTATTAATAAAAGAGGAAGAAAAACATTAGAAGTGGTTGATGGCACATTACTTACACAAGAAGAAGTAGATAAAAGAGCAACAAAACTACTTAGAATCCACTCAAGATTTAATCAAAAGTTATCTTTCACTATGCAAAGTAAAGGAATAAATCAACTGAGAGTGGGTGATATTGTAACGGTTTCTATTCCTAGAGAAAATATTGAGACTGGAGAATTTATTGTTTTAGAAATGGAACACCAACTTACTGGTTTTATTAAACTGCAATTAGGAAGATATACAAAGGACTTATCCGATATTTTCTCAGAATTATTAATTGCTAGTAAAGAAACTAAATCTGCATTAAGAAGTGCTGATTTGAATTATAATGAGATTTCATTCAATTTCTTAGACACCCTCAACACCAAAGAACTTAAATTGTTGGTGCGAAAGAGAGGTTCAACGGGAGCAGCGTTAGGATTTACTACACCGCTTGGTTTTGGATTACCACTCGGTTTCGGTGCAGGAACAATTACAATTACTGATTTAGTGGAGGAAGATTTAGCATGATTACAGATAAATTAAAAACATTAGTTGCCACTCACATTAAAGATAATCTTTTTGATAGTGCTAAGATAGGTCTTGGGGGTAATTCAACGAATACTACTGCTACTGATTTAGATGTTCCCTTAAGCGTTACTCCATCTATTATTATTACAAAATCAGATTTAAATGTTCTTGAAGTAAAAGTATCTATATCAGGAAGTAGTATTCAAGGAAAGGTAATTCGTGAAGTCGGCCTATTTGATGGGAGCGATATGGTATATAGAGCCAATTTTGATGGTGTTGGCCCATTTTCCACAACAGAAACATTAGAACTGTTTATTTTGTTGGAGGTTGAATAATATGGTAAATAATCCGAACTTTTATGGACAAAGCACGACTGGAACACCTAATCAAATAGAAGATGGCGTAGATTTTCCGCATACTGGAATTATTAAAGCCCTTTCTTTAGGATTAGGACAAAATTATGTTATTAGTGGTTTTAATATAACTGCTGGAACAAATGCATATACTCAAGTAAATGTTTCCGCAGGAGTAATTTGTAGAGAAGGTAAGGTTATTTCTTCTGGAGGCCATTTGGCAAGCGGAGTATCTAATTTGACGATGGGTTTTACTACTGCTAATGGTTATCATCTTTTGGTTGTTGATAGCAGCAATAATATCGTTTTTCGTTCTCCAAGTGCAGTAGATAAAGTTCCTGAATATCAAACTAGTGATATTATTATTGGAGTAGTAACATATAAAGGCTCATCTACTAGTCCTAATTATCAATATTTGACTTTCAAGAAGGCAGAAAATTCTTTTTCAATTGCCCGAAGTGCAAGTGGAACATATACTGAAATGGGAACAATTACTTGTGATACTGACAGTATAGATATTGCTACGACTAATTCAAATGCTGCTATTAATTTAACTCCTCATGGAACAGGCGATATTAAATTAGGAACTTTAACCATTGATGGCGACCAAACAGTAGGGTCTGGGCAAAATGGCTATGCTTTAATTTATACCCACTCTAATGCTAAAGCCGCTTTAGCCGCTATTCCTGCTGCTTATACTGATGCTGATGCTATTTCAGCCGTTCAAGGAGAAGCAACGTTAGATTTAACTGGTGATGTAACAATTGCAGCAGGTAAAGATTTAACAGTCGATACAAGCACATTACACGTTGATTCTGCAAATAATAGAGTAGGTATTGGAACTACTTCTCCTGATGTAGATTTAGATGTTAAAGCAGCAGGAACTACTATTGCGAGAGTAGCAAGCACAGGTTCTCATGCTAATTTACGCTTTGGTCGGGCTAATTCTTCTTATGATGCTGCTATGTTATTTTATGATAATATGGCTACTTCTCCTTCATTACAATGGCGTATTCAAATGACAAATGGTGGAACTGATTTAACTATCCGAGATGAAGATGGAAGTCCTGATGGTAATGAAATAATGAAATTTAAAGATGGTGGCGGTATTGATATTAATGCCGATGTAGCGATTGCATCGGGGCATAAGTTGGATGTTGGCAATTCAATAGGAGCAGCAGCATATTTAGGTTCAGTAACAATAATTGCAGGAAATGGTTCGGGTGGCCCTCCTGTTAATGCGTTGGCTTTAAGTTCTAATACACATAGGACTATTATTGCCAGTTCTTCAGCATCAGCACCAAATCCTCCCAATAATCTAGCATTAACATTACCAGCCGCAAGTGGAGCGCATCAAGGGTGGGAAATGAGAATTATTTGCACAAATAATGCGGGTGGGGTAGATAACGTAACTTTAGATGTAACAGGTGGTTCTGATGTTATATTAAATGAAACTTTTGCTACTGTTGGGAATTCTTCGGCTGGATTAACTTTGGCTACTGGTAAAATCTATTCAGTAATACACATTAGTTCTACTCAGTATATGGCAATTCAATTAAACTGATGTATATGGAAATAATAGTATTAGCGATTATAGCCTTTATCTGCGGCTTTCTCCTAACATGGTTAGGAACAATTGACGATTTATGACCAACTTTTTCGTAGCAGTTTTTCATATGAAAAACCGAAGGAACGCAACAACACCGTTTGCTAATAGACGTAAATCTTCTCATTTAGCCCAACAAAATTCGTAATAAGCGAATTTAAAATAAGGCATTGAGAAAAATCCAAAAAAAAGAGAGGGAGCATACGCTCCCCCTCAATTTGTTTTTTCCGACCAAATGGCATTACAGGCTCTACATTCCCACAATTTTACTTGTTCAGTAGAACCAACATAAAAGCCAAGTAATCGTCTTGCTACTGTCTTTTCTTTACAGTAGAAACATTCTTGCTTTAATGCCATATCATCACTTTTGGCTATCGTCGCCCATCAAACGCTTCATGTATTCTTCAACGCTTTCATCGGTGATATTAGTTCCACCAAAAGCAGCAAAGAATAAAAGCA